ATTTGTATGATGTTAATTATTCTGTTAAAGGACTAACTATGGCTCTCGATCCAATATCCGCAGCACTTGATTTGGGTAATACGTTAATTACTCGTATCTTTCCTGATCCAGCTCAAGCTGCCAATGCCAAATTAGAATTATTAAAACTTCAACAGTCTGGTGATTTAGCTCAAATGACAGCTCAAACTGATATTAATAAAGTTGAAGCATCTAATTCATCCATATTCGTATCAGGCTGGAGACCAGCGATTGGTTGGGTATGTGCCTTAGCACTTGCTTATCAATATCTTTTAAAGCCATTAGCGATGGGTATATTGCCAAATTTTGGTATAGCAATTGCTCCATTACCAGGACTTGATGATAATTTATGGCAATTAATGATGGGTATGCTTGGCATGGGTGGACTAAGAACAATGGAGAAAATGCAAGGAGTGGCAAGTAAATGAACGCTAAAGAACACATTATGTTAATTGCCGCTTGGTCGTTAGTGGCGGTTATTATTGGGATGCTACTCATGTTTGCGTATGCAGTAGTTGATCCTAACTTTGATACAGATAAAGTATTTCAAATTATAGGTCCAGCATTTCAAACTGTCATCGGTGGATTTATCGGACTAATTACAGGAATTAAAATAGGAAGCGATAAAGATGAAGAATAATTTTGATACAGCATTAAATCACGTTCTTAAATCAGAAGGACTATGGTCGGATAATCCTCAAGATCCTGGGGGTGCCACCATGAAAGGCATTACATTGGCGGTATATCGAGAATGGAAAAGAAATCAATATATCACCAAGGATGAACTCAAAGCTATCCCAGATCAAGATGTATATGATCTATATAAGCAACTATACTGGGATAAATGCCATTGCGATGATATGCCATCTGGGATTGATTATTGCCTATTTGATGCATCGGTCAATATGGGTTGTGGCAGAGCAGCCAAATTGATTCAAGAAACGGTTAATGTGACTGCAGATGGCATTATTGGATCTGGCACAATGGCATCGATTCAGTCAGCCAATGTTTTAGATACCATTGCCAAATTTAGTGAACTCAAAGAAAACTTTTATCGGTCATTAAAGACTTTTGATACTTTTGGAAAAGGATGGCTTAATCGAGTGGCAGAAGTAAAATCAATTGCCACATCAATGGTTTAAATACCGTATTGCCCTTTTTGCGGAGCATTGGAAGGATGGCAACAATATTTATTTCCCATGTCTTTAATCATTTTTTTCGTTTTTTGGGAAAAATTATGTTGCATCATCTTAATAATTTCATCGTCCATAATGCCCCGATTAAGTAATTGCGTTAGTAGTTTTTGATCGTTATTTGTCATTTTTTAGCCCAAACTCCTCTTTGTTGACATTCAATAATTACTTTGATTGGTATATCTACTCTGTTTGGAGTATTAATCATATTGCAATCATAGATGGCTTTATTTGGAATCATACTTAGCAAAATAACAAAGCCACCAATAAATATACCAATAGCAGAAGCAAATTTAATCATTTCCCATAGTCTCCAAATAATTGGCAATATTTTTGGTATCCACATAAACTCTTAATCCATCCTTGTAGCTTTTAAATGGCAGTAAGTTGTTACTGCGTTTGTTGTATAGCGTATTAATCGGTATTTTTAAGATCTCCGATACTTCATTTAGTGTCAGTCTAACACCATATTTATTGAGCAGATGTTGGTACATTGATTTTCTTTTCTATAAGTTGATCAGTTAATTGGTCAAGTAATCTTCTAGCTTCTTGAATATTGTAAATATCTGGTTCTTTTGTAAAACAGATCCAAATGCCATTGGCTACTAATGCAAGTTTAAAATCATCCATATCAGTAAATGGGGATTTCTCCCCAATTCCCTTAAAATGGTATTCCGTTATTGACTGGTGCAGCTGATCCACCAAAATCATCAACTGCGGATGCTTTACCGCCTAATGGCTCACCTTTTTCTAATCGCTGCATATTGTTAAGCCAAAACGCAACTCCATTATTTCCTACTTGACTATAAGCATAAGCAGTTACTGATACTCTGCCATAGTCTCCAGAGACAAATTCATTGGCAATTAAAATGGCTTGGCGGTTTTCGTCCACTACTCCTGGTTGCTCATTGCATTTTGTACGAATGAAATAATGCCCTTGATATTCAGATCCGAGTGGTGAGCCATCTTGTTTCGTTTCCGTATCACCATCTCGCAATGGATTGCGTAGATTGGGTGGATACTTGCCATTGTATTTCTTATCGAGTGCTGCTTTCATTGCAGTTTTCAAATTAGCAATCGTTTCCGTATCCGACTTCGGAATTAAAAACTCGGTGGAAAATTCCTCTTTACCAGAGAGTTCATTCTTTTTGGGACTTGCCCAATTAAGGTATGAAAATCTACCTTTTCCAGTTACAACTTTTGTCATATATGCTCCTTAAACAGTTTTACAGTTGCTAACCTAAATTTGGTTAGTTCCTACAATATATCACAATTTAACAAAATTTATTACTTTTTATCAAAATATCTGATATAGTGAAATTTCATTAACTGGAGAACTGAGAATATGAACCTATTACCCCATCAAGAAGTAAGCCATCAATTCCTTTTAGATCGCAAAAGAGTAATCCTTGCCGATGAACCTAGAGTTGGTAAAACACTACCAACGGCTTTGGCAGTAACTAACCATTTGCCAGCGTTGATTGTTTGCCCAGCCATTGTTAAAACGGTTTGGAAGGAAGCGATTGAGAGGACAGGTTACCAAGGCGAGATTACTGTTATCAATGGTCGCAAGATGGCAGAGAATTTCGAAGCATCTGGGATTGTGATCATTAACTATGATTTGCTCAATAACATTAAAAAGATTGGTAAGTTTCAGACATTGGTACTGGATGAAAGCCATCGTATTAAAAGCAATACATCATTACGCACTAAAGCAGCGTTAAAGCTAATGAAGATGATTCCTAGAGTGTATGCACTATCAGGTACACCAATCCCTAATAGACCGATTGAGTTATATCCATTGCTTTCAGGATTAGGTATCTACCGAGGTTCTTATTATGATTTTGCACTTCGGTATGCAAAGATGTGGCAAGCTCCCTGGGGACTTGATGTATCTGGTGCAAGTAATTTGCCAGAACTAAAAGCAATGATTCAGCCACACATGATCCGCAGAACCAAAGAAGAAGTATTTACCAATTACCAAGATCCCATCGTTAGTTTAATTACTTTTGATCTTCCAATTGATAAAAAAGAATTAGCTTTTAATGCGGATAATATTGTTGATCATCCCAATCCATTACTAGCGATTGAAGGATTAAGTTTGGTAATGAAAGAAGCTGGATTGAGAAAAGTTCAACAAGCGTGTGAATTTATTTCCGAAAAGTTACAGCATGAACCAGTTGTTGTATTTGCCCATCATAAAGAAGTGGTTAAGCAAATTGAGGATATTTTAGGTTTTCATGCACCATCGGTTATTACTGGTGATACTCCATCATCGATCAGGTCAGCATTGATTGAGAACTTTCAAAAAGGTATAACCAGGTTGTTTATTGGCAATCTGTCAGCGTGTCAGGAAGGCATTGATTTGTCAGTTGCAGATACCGTTATATTTGTGGAAGCAACATGGCAAACAAGTGCTTTAGAGCAAGCCAGTAGCAGAGTTGAAAACATTAATAAACAAGGTAAAGCACCATTGATTTATTTACTCACCATTGCCAATAGTTTAGATCATGTGATACTAAAAAAAGTTTTAAAAAAGCAAAATATTATTAATCAAATTATTTAAGGATAAAAATGAAAGCATTTCCAAGTGAAAAAAACAATATTTTAAATAATCAAGGCATGGATTTAAGAGATTATTTTGCGGCTAAAGCATTGCAAGGATTAATAGCTGGATGCTACTCTGGAAATAATGTTGGTTTTACTGTTGAAGGAAATGTGTTCGCTGCTTATGAGTACGCAGATGCAATGATGAAAGCGAGAGAGAAATGAGTGAACCAAAATTAAAATTTATAGAGAGTTTTAATCAACTAATTATTAAATACATGGAGGAATATGAATGAGTTGGCTCTTTTCGCAGGTGCTGGTGGAGGAATACTTGGGGGACATTTGCTCGGATGGAGAACCGTTTGTGCCGTTGAATGGGAAGCCTACCCAGCAAGCGTACTTGTCGCAAGACAAAATGACAAAATACTCCCGACTTTCCCGATTTGGGATGACGTACAAACCTTTGACGGAAAACCTTGGCGAGGAATTGTTGACGTTGTATCTGGAGGATTTCCATGCCAAGACATCTCAGTTGCAGGAAAAGGAGATGGACTTGACGGTGAACGATCAGGAATGTGGCGAGAGATGGCAAGGATTATTGGCGAGGTTAGACCAAGATACGCTTTTGTGGAAAATTCCCCAATGCTCACTTCTAGAGGACTTGGAACAGTCCTTAGAGATTTGGCCCAATTGGGGTACGATGCGGAATGGTGTGTGTTGGGAGCAGATGATGTGGGAGCAAACCACCACAGAAAACGAATTTGGTTATTGGCTTACTCCAACAGCAACGGCAATATCAGGTCGCAGTCCACAAGCAATGGAACACAGAACCAAACAAAGAGAAAGTCAAGGACACAACACAGTTCAACCAGGCAATCTTGCGGAACAAGTGATGTATTCAGGACAAATTCCATGCAAGGATATGAAGAATCCAACATATTGGCCAACACCAGATGCGAATTGCGGTCAAAGAGGAACTCAGCCAAATTGGACATCAAAAAGAAAATCAGGGCATCCAGCTCAATACACAATCAATCAAGCGGTGAGGGACAGTTATGCAACACCAACAGCAAGAATGTGGAAAGACAATGGAAAAAGTCCATCGGAATTGAATCGAAACTCGGAAACTTTGGCAGTTCAGGCTGGTGGAAAATTGAACCCAACGTGGACAGAGTGGCTGATGGGGTGGCCGCTAGCATGGACAGACTTAAAGCCATTGGAAATGGACAAGTACCATTATGTGCAGCAACAGCTTGGAACATCCTTAAAGGAAGAATAGAGCAATACTAAGAAAGGCGAGAGAGAAATGAATACAGAACTTGAAACGTATAAAACCGTAT